GGCGATAAGTTTGCTGCTCTCCTACAAAGCATTGGCGTGACGGTGCCGACTAAGATTAGCCCTGCCACAGGCAAAGAAGCATGGGCGTTGGCTAAGTCTGACGAGGGGCTGAAAGAATTACAGGAGCATGAGGATCTGCGGGTGCAAGCACTTGTTGCTGCACGGCTTGGGACAAAAAGCACGTTGGAAGAAACTCGCACTACACGCTTCATTGGAATAGCAAAGCGGGGCAAGATGCCCGTGCCCTTGCGGTATTACGCTGCCCATACGGGGCGTTGGGGCGGGGATGACAAACTTAATCTTCAGAACCTACCGAGAAGTGGGAGGCTCAAGCAAGCAATCACACCCCCCGACGGATACGTAATCATTAACGCCGACTCATCACAGATTGAAGCCCGTACTGTGGCGTGGTTGGCAGGACAGGGAGACTTAGTTGATGCGTTCGATAAAGGTGAAGACGTTTATAAAATCATGGCGTCGGCAATTTATGGCAAGTCTATCGAGAAAATTACGAAAGAAGAACGGTTCATTGGTAAGACGACTATCCTTGGGGCGGGATACGGAATGGGCGCGGCTAAGTTTCAGGCTCAACTTAAGGTTTTTGGGGTTGACCTATCGGAGGAAGATTGCCAACGCATTATCGCCGTCTATCGACAAACCTATCCCAAGATCCCGGCCTTATGGAAACAAGCGCAAAAAAGTCTTGATGCTTTGGTTGCAAGACAAACCACACCAATTGGAATGTACCCCGAAGTTATATCCGTTACTGAGTCCGGTATCCGACTACCCTCCGGGTTGTACCTTACCTATCGTGGACTTAAAGCCGATTCAGATGGTCAGTATTCATATAAAACAAGGATTGGCGAAACGAAAATCTACGGTGGGAAAGTCACCGAGAACTTTACCCAAGCGGTTGCGAGGTGCGCGGTTGGTGAACAGATGCTCCGTGTTGCTAAGAAATACAAAGTTGCGCTGACTGTTCACGATTCTATTGTATGTATTGCTAAAGAAGCCGAGGCAGATGAAGCCGTGGCTTATGTGACTGAGTGTATGACATGGCGACCCAAGTGGGCGCAGACACTACCCCTTACTTGTGAAGTTGGAGTTGCTAAAAACTATGGAGATGCTTGATGAATAACAAAATGGATTTTGCCCCGTACTATCTTGAAGCAGATAAGAAAATAAAAGAAGCGTATCAGTTACTAAAAGTTAGCAAATACGAAGAAGCCGCCGTGTTAATTGACGAAGCAATAGTCGAACTGCGCATGATGCGTACTGCGGTAAAAAGCCATGTCGAATAACTACACGTGGTCATACAGCAGCATCTCGCTGTTCCAACAATGCCCACGGAAGTATTACCGACTACGTATAGTCAAGGATATTGTCGAGCCGCCACAACAACATTTGATCTACGGTACAGAGGTGCATCAAGCCGCCGAAGATTATGTCTGTAACGACAAAAGCCTTGATCCACGGTATGCGTTTCTAAAGCCTATGTTAGATGCGCTAAAAGCGTTGCCCGGTATGAAGTTATGTGAGTATGAGATGGGGCTAACCAAAGACTTTAAACCGGTTGGGTTCCGAGATGAGAACGTGTGGTTCCGTGGAATTGCAGACTTACTAATCATTGATGAAGACCGTGCGCATCTGATTGACTACAAGACTAGCAAGAGCAGTCAATACGCCGACCGTAAACAGTTAGAGTTGTTAGCCCTTTTGGTGTTTAAACATTTCCCTCATGTCAAAAGTATTAAGGCGGGGTTAGTGTTTGTGGTTGCCGAAGATTTAGTTAGAGCGTCTTATACCGACGAGATCCAAGAGCAGGCATGGGCAAAGTGGTTGCCTGAGATTCAAAGGCTAGAGAAAGCCATGGAGACCGACGTGTGGAATGCCGTGCCTAATTTTACTTGCCGTAAGTTTTGTCCGGTTCAGGATTGCGAACATAACGGGAAGGGGAGTTACAGATGAATGAACCCGCAGTAGATTGGTTTCTAATAAATCAGTTAGTTGAACCGGAGCATCAGTATCTTGATGCAAAAGATCCCCCATTAGATTCGTTGCGTATGGCTTGGCCTTTTAAGACCGATGAAGAAAGGAAAGAAATACGCAAATGGATGCGCAAGCAAACTAAAGCAAGAAAAATTCAATTTTCAAGTTTTGAAGAAGCACCATATTAAGAGGAGAGTTAGATGAGAACGCTTGCAGAAGCAAGATTAGATTTCCAAAAAGTAATACGAGGAGACGGTGGCAAATGTCCTTGTTGCCGTAGGTGGGGCAAGATCAATGGGTATCAAATTAATAGCACGCAAACACGGGGCATGATTTGGATGCTCAAGAACTTTCGAAAGAACGAGTGGATTGATTTGGGTAAAGCCCCCAAGTGGATATTGCGGTCTAAGTCTATGGCTACCCTACACCACTGGGGGTTGCTTGAGGCTAAACCAAAAAAAGATGACGAAGATAAACGTGCTTCAGGGTTGTGGCGTCTAACACCACGGGGGCATGACTTTATACGCCGCCGTACCACAATGCCAAAGTATGCGTTTGTGTTTGACAACAGACTAATTAAAGTTTCAAAAGAACAGGTAGATGTTGTTCAGGCATTAGGTAAAAAGTTTTCGTATGAAGAGTTGATGAGCACAAGGTACAGGAGCGTGAAATGAGCGCAAACGAAGAACAAGTCGGCGGAGAACACTACAAAGCCATGAAGATTCAACCATGGGATGCCATGGAAGCATGGATGACCCCTGCTCAATTCCGTGGGTTTCTATTGGGATCTGCGATTGCCTACCTTGCACGGGTAAATACCAAGGGCGTTGAAGGCAAAGGTGGCGTACAAGATATTAAAAAGGCTAGGCATTACCTAGATAAGATAATTGAACTAGAGGAGAAGTCATGAGAAAGGTTATAGCAAGTTTGCTGTTTATACCGAGTATTGGGTGCGCTGAGTTTTTAGATGGCAACGGCCTGTTGTCGAGGATGAATGACTCAGAAACCGTTCCAAGGATGGTTGCCCTTGGCTATGTACAAGGAGTGGCTGATGTGTATGCGAGAGTAAAGGTATGCGCCCCACAAAATGTAACAGCAGGGCAAGCCCGGGATGTGGTCAAGCAGTACCTAGAGATTAATCCTGAGAGACGACATTACTCTGCCGATTCTCTTGTGGTAAATGCGTTATCCCAAGTATGGCCTTGTGCTAATCGTGGAGGTACTAGACTATGATTGTTACTATTGAAGTAGAAGATGGTGGGCCAGCATTTCCAAGTGCAGACAATCCGGGTATGTCACTGCGAGATTACTTTGCGGCGAAGGCAATGCAGGGGATGATGAAAATTCATTACGATATGTTTTTAGATAATACATACGAATGTTGGGTTGATGAAGGTATGCCCGGACTTGCAGAGCAAGCGTATTTATTAGCAGACACCATGCTAAACGAAAAGAATAACAAAAACAAACTACGTTCCTGTTCGGTTACAGATTTAAATTTAGATGTCAGGGCAATGAATTGTTTAGAAGCAGAAGGTATACATACAATTGGTGACTTGTGTAATCAACATACCTATAACTTAACAAAAATACCAAACCTTGGAAAAATAACCCTTAAAAATATTGTTAACGCATTGGCTGAACACGGCCTAAAACTTAAGAGTTAAGGAGAAGAACAGTGGCAGTTGAGATGACCGATTTTGAGGAGAAGGTGTGGAGGTATCTACTTTCTCACCCCAAAACCCCCGTTCAGGCGAGGACGATTGCAAAGGCATGGATCGTAAGCGATAACAAAGTAGCCCGTGTTTTGCACAGGTTTGTCGAAAACGGTATCGCGGACTTGGTACGCATCGGAACCAAGAAGTTTTATAAGGTGAAAGAATGAGCGATCTACGAGATGCGGCAGAGCAGGCGTTGGACGCTTTGGAAGACATTTTTGGCAAAGAGAAAAAAGATGTTGGAGTAATCAATGCACTACGCCAAGCACTAGCGCAACCGGAACAAAAGCCTGTGGCGTGGATGTGGAAAGATGGTTCGCTTACATCAGACCCAGATGAAGCCGATGGCACTTGGACAAAACTCTACACCATACCAGTTGAATACAAAGCCGAGATCGAGCGGTTGCACAGAGAAATTGAGAACTTGAGACAGGCTTACCACAGGGTTAAAGACGAGAACGAGCGGCTGTCCCTTGACTTAGGTATCAAAGATAATCCACAATTTGGGAAACCCTTTTAGGAGATTATCATGCCTTACGTTAACAAGCCCCGCCCCTATAAAAAGGAATGGAACCAACAAAAGGAACGCGATGAAAAACCTGCTAGAGCCGCCCGTGAGCGTGCGAGATACCACATGGACAAAGACGGTGTTGACCGAAAAGGAAAAGACATTGACCATATCACCCCCCTTTCTAAAGGTGGGACAAACTCCCGCAGTAATCTTAGACTCGTCGCTCCTAGCACTAATCGTTCTTTTAAGAGAAACTCAGATAGGTCAGTAAAGAAGAATGCAAGTAATAAATAATAAAGTTTTGGTGGTGCGCACTAAGTTTCCAAGCCGCATCACCGAAACAATAAAGAAAAGCAAGGTAGTACAAAAAGAGGGAGAAGTCAGCGAGGTAGCAGTTAACTGGGGGTTGCATGAAGCCCAGACGTTGCGCACGCTTAATCTTAGAAATGTACCGTCCCCAATAACAAGGGACTACAAATGGCCCGGGGCTTACCCCCCGATGTTC